CCGGAGAATCGAGTCCCTGATACGTTCAGCCAGGTGAGGCTTGCAGAAGATGACAACGTCGTCGCCAGAGGCGACAACGTACACATCCTCACTCCTCCAAGGTCTTGGTATGCCGGCTAGGAGCAGGTAGTAGTACACGTACGAAAGACTGCGAGTCGTGTTGCCAAGAGTTGTCTTCGTTGAGAGGCCAGAGAAGGTAGTACCTCTGAGCTCGAGATAGATATAATCTTACTCGGGCTCATTTTGGTCCTGACGGCGCATGTGTTTGAAGAACTATGCGCGGATGTGGTCTGGCCACCTCGGCGAATTAACTCCGGGGACTCGCACGAAAAAGACATTGTCTCCCTTCTTCAAAGCTTTCATAAGCTAAGAGTGGGTGTCTTGTACGGGCTTGTTACTTGCTCGTTTGAAGAGGTTCAGGTTGTGCTCAAGTATCTTGAGAACCTCTCCAGACATCATGTCCCAGAAACCATCGTCAATTACTTCCTGCAGGACTCGGAATTGAGAACTGTCGAAAGCCGAACCATCCAGGGAGATAGAACACCAATCACTCGATATTCTACCCGCAATGTCCTTCTGAAGCTCAGAAGTAGTCATGGAATGGATGAAGCCTGGCATGTGCTTCTTGAGCCAAGGAAAGAAGTATGATTATGTAGCTTACATAATCCCATATCCATCCTCGCAAGGGCACATGATAGGCCTAGGTCGGCTATCTTGATTCTCAAGGAATCCTTGAGTTTGGAGCATTTGAGAAGTGTTGTACACCTCTCCAGATTTGACCATTAAAGTGAAAACCCCTATAGGATCTCTATATTTGGGGTCGAAGAGGAAACGGACTATGTTTCGCTCGTAGCGGTCTTTCTTGGATTCTGGCCAGTCCTAGCCCATGGGATAGTCTAGGAGTGGCTTCTCAATGCTGACGGGGTCGGCTTCTAGTTCACGCGTTAGCTCGGAGAACCAGTCACGCACCATGCCTCACCACGTGTTGACATGGGGAGGTGAGGGGCTTTAAAGGGAGGACATCTGACGACCTATCGCGCACTCGAGATTTTGCAATCCGACGTGGCTCCACTCAAATTCCTTCTACTCCTCGCCATGTATCCCAATGATAGTGGAACCAGACTTAGCGACACGCTTGCCTGCGCTGAATTCACTAGCCGGAATCACTCCCTTGGAAGTTATGACTTGGGGTTCTTGGAACTGTGTCGCGAACTTTTAGAGAGCAGTGACTTACGAAGTGTACTCAATGGGGTCCACGATGACTGAGGGGTTAGGTGTCAAAAGCGCCGCCCTATTCGGCCGCTTGTGCATGTAGTACTTG